CATTGATGCTGGTGCAATCAGTTTTAACGTGAAGGATTCCTATGTGGACCTTCTTCAATTAGTATTAATAACAGTGATCGGTGCATACTTCGGTGGTAGATCACTAGAAAAAGTAAAAAAATAAAATGGGATACGTACCAGGTAGAAACGAACTGGGTGTCATGGGTTCAATGTTTGCTGACGCAGCAAATGCTCCAATAACACCTCCAACAGGTAAAGTCTTTATAGCAATAACGTTTATAAATGACACAGTATTAGAAACTTTAGGAACTAACGCCGGTGGTTTAACTGGCGATACTTCAGACGCTGATTACGAACACATAGGCACAGATGTTGCCGCTCACAATTTAACCGCTGGTAATGAAACCGCTATTAGCGGTGCTGGTGGTGTTGTAGTAGACGCTAGTAATTCTTTTAAGGCTGGCACTACTATATACGGTAGATGGACTAGCGTTGAGATAGCTAACGGCGGTGCAGGTGCTGTAATAGCTTATATAGGAAAATAAACAATAAACAATTTTAATTTAATACAATTTAATTATGGGAAAGAAAAAAGAAAAGGTCGTAGACCTAAAGCCAGAGGCTATCTCTGAAGAACAACTTAAAGACTTACAACAGATAATCAGTGGTATTAATAAGCTTAAGTTTGATATAGGTCAGATTGAAGCTCAAAAACACAGTGCTCTACACGCTTTGTTTGACGGCAACGAAAGATTAAACCAAATTCAAACTGCACTTCAAGATCAATACGGTACTAACGATATTAATATTCAAAACGGTACTATTAATTACGCAAGTGATGAGCCATCTGATTCGTAAGATCACTGTAGGTAAAGATTATAAAAATGACGCCATGCACTATTCTGTTGGACAGGAAGTGTATGGTGGTCATACCATATGTGATATATTAGAAGAAACCGATAAGTATTCTATATATATTAGAAAAGATAAAGCCGTTATTCCTTGGAAAGACTTTAACAAGAATATGGCGATATCTGTAGAATATAACTTAGAGTACTAATGCAGTCGCTTTACAACTTTGTTGTAGAGCCTATAGGTGAAAGATACAACAATACTACTAAAGTAGGTGATAAGGAATTAATCCTTAATACAGATGTGTTTAATCATCATCACGTCAATAGACTTGCTAAAGTTGTATCTATACCGAAACTAGGTAATACAAAAATACAAGTTGGTGATACTGTTATAGTGCACTTCAATGTGTTTAGACGTTGGCATGATGTAAAAGGTAGAGAGCGTAATAGTAGATCATACTACGAAGAGAATAAATACTTTGTGAACGATGATCAGATATTCTTGTACAAACGTAACACAGAGTGGATATGCCCTCAAGGTTATTGCTTTGTACAACCTATTAAAGACAACAGCCAGCTAAGCGTTGATACAGAAAAGCCTCTAGTTGGCATTGTAAAACATACTGATGGCAGAGCAGAGCTAAACTCTCTTATAGGTTTTAGACCTAAGGTTGAGTGCGAGTTCGTTATTGATGGTAAAAGGTTATACCGAATACCATCACAATTTATTACAATTAAATATGAATATCAAGGAGACGAAGAAGAGTATAATCCAAGCTGGGCACAGAGCGGTTGAGGAATTAATTAAAGTAGCTAAAGAAGCTATTGTTGATTCAGATGACGATATATCAGCTGACAGACTTAAAAATGCCGCTGCTACAAAAAAGCTTGCGATCTTCGACGCCTTTGAGATATTAAACAGGATTCAAGAAGAAGAAAATCTTTTGGAAGGTAAAACACCTGAAGAAGAAAAGAAAAGAGTATTCAAGGGTTTTGCTGAAGGTAGATCTAAATAATGTACGAACAAACGTTATATAAGATAATTGAGCCTATAAAAAAAACTACTCTCACTAGACTTAATAGAGGTAAAAAGTGGAAGTATGGTTACAACAAAGAACACGATTTAGTGGTTCTTTCTTACAACGGCGTTATAGGTGATATATATGAAATACAAGGTTTTAAGATCGCTTTACCTAAAGAACCTAAAAAAGTATTTAAGCACGAGAAGAACAAATGGGTTAAACAGGAGTACCCTAAAGAGTTATCTCGTATTAAGAATATATTTGACTGGAGGAATTATCCAGACGAACAGAAAGAAAAGTGGCACGACTATATTGATGAAGAGTTTAGGCGTAGAGAAGAAGGATTTTGGTTTACCAATAATGGAGTGCCAACTTGGATAACAGGTACACATTATATGTACTTGCAATGGAGTAAAATTGATGTTGGAGCTCCAGACTTTAGAGAGGCGAACAGACTATTCTTTATATTCTGGGAAGCCTGCAAAGCTGACAAGAGATGCTATGGGATGTGCTACCTTAAAAACCGTCGTTCAGGTTTCTCGTTTATGTCGTCAGCTGAAACAGTTAACTTAGCCACTATATCAAGTGATAGTAGATATGGGATCCTTTCTAAGTCTGGTGCCGATGCAAAAAAGATGTTCACTGATAAAGTTGTACCTATATCAATAAATTACCCGTTCTTCTTTAAACCTATACAAGATGGTATGGATCGTCCAAAGTCTGAGCTTGCGTATAGAGTTCCAGCTAGTAAGTTTACTCGTAAGAAAATACAAAGTAACGAGCAGCTAGAGGAGATAGCAGGTCTTGATACAACAATTGATTGGAAGAATACTGGTGATAATAGCTATGACGGTGAAAAGCTAAACTTGCTAGTACACGATGAGAGCGGTAAGTGGGAGAGGCCTGATAACATATTAAACAACTGGCGAGTTACTAAAACCTGTTTAAGGTTAGGTAGTAGAATCGTTGGTAAGTGCATGATGGGTTCAACCAGTAATGCGCTAGATAAAGGTGGAAATAATTTTAAAAAGCTATTCAATGATTCTGACGTATCAAGACGAAATGCTAATGGACAAACGAAGTCTGGCCTTTATTCTCTCTTTATCCCAATGGAATGGAACTATGAAGGATTTATTGACGAATACGGACTTCCAGTCTTTGATAATCCAGGTGATGATGTACGATATGGACCAGACGGTGAATTAATAGATGTAGGTGTAATAACAAGTTGGGAAAACGAAGCTGAAGGATTACGTGATGACCAAGATGCATTAAACGAATTTTATAGACAGTTTCCACGTACTGAAGAACACGCGTTTAGAGATGAAACTAAAAACAGTATATTTAATCTAATTAAAATATACGAACAAATAGATTACAATGAAGGTAGTAGACATGCAGCTCATACTACTACTGGAAGCTTTGGTTGGGTTAATGGTATTAAAGACACACAGGTTGTTTTTCATCCAGACCCAACAGGTAGATTTAAAATAAGCTGGGTACCGCCAGCTCATTTGCAGAATAAACAAATAATAAAAAATGGAATTAAATACCCTGCCAACGAGCACATTGGAGCATTTGGCTGTGATAGCTATGACATTAGTGGTACTGTTGACGGTCGCGGTTCGAAAGGCGCATTACACGGATTAACAAAATTTTCTATGGAAGACGCGCCAGCAAGCACGTTCTTCCTAGAATATATAGCAAGACCACAAACCGCAGAGATGTTCTTTGAGGATGTTCTAATGGCATTAGTATTTTACGGTATGCCTTTACTTGCAGAGAACAATAAGCCAAGATTATTGTACTATCTAAGACGTAGAGGCTACAGAGGATATAGTATGAATAGACCAGATAGAACTTGGAAAAAAATGTCTACTGCCGAAAAAGAAATAGGTGGTATACCTAACTCAAGCGAAGATATTAAGCAAGCTCACGCTGCGGCAATAGAAATGTACATACAGAACTATGTAGGCCATTTAGGTGATGGTAATTACGGTACAGTATATTTCAACGATCTTTTAAACGATTGGTCTAAGTTTGATATAAACCGAAGAACTAAACACGATGCGTCTATAAGCTCTGGACTAGCTATTATGGCTTGTAATAGGCATTTATACGCACCAAACGTAAAAGTAGAAAAACAACCTTTGAATTTGAATATAGCAAGATACAATAATAGAGGATTAAATTCTAAGATAATTAAATAGGTATGGCTGAAAATATATATGTAAACTTTCCTTCTCAAGCAGTCTCTGATTTAGAGAAAATGAGCTATGAATATGGTCTCAAAGTTGCACACGCTATTGAGCAGGAGTGGTTTAAAGATAATCACACTAATAGATACCGCAGTACACAAGTCAAGTTTCATAACTTAAGATTATACGCAAGAGGAGAGCAAAGTATTCAAAAATACAAAGATGAGTTATCTATTAACGGTGATTTGTCATATCTTAATTTAGACTGGAAGCCAGTGCCTATTATACCTAAGTTTGTTGATATTCTAGTTAATGGTATGTCTGAAAGGATGTTTAAAATTAACGCTTATTCACAAGACCAATATGGTGTAAGTAAACGAACAGAATACATAGAGTCTATACAAAGAGACATTGATCAATCAGCGTATAATGATCAAGCAGCTAAACATTTTAATGTTGATCTATACGAAAATAAAAAAGAAGAGCTCCCTGATACGCAAGAAGAATTAGACTTACATATGCAGCTTAATTACAAGCAAGCTGTAGAAATAGCAGAAGAGCAAGCTATTGATGCTTTACTTAAAGGCAGTAACTATGATTTAGTTAGACGAAGAATACTATATGATCTAGCTGTTTTAGGCATGGGTTGTGTAAAAACAAGTTTTAACTACAGTGAAGGCGCTAAAGTAGAATATGTAGATCCTGCCAATATTGTATACTCATATACAGAGTCTCCGTATTTTGATGATATATACTACATAGGTGAAGTAAAAACTATACCTATTAACGAGTTAGCTAGAGAGTTTGATAATTTAAGCGAAAGTGATTTAGAAGATATAAGTAAAAACTCTTCTAAAAGATACTCAAGCAATAGACGTGTACACGAGGTAGATAACAACAAAGTTCAAGTTTTATACTTTAACTACAAAACATACACAAACGACGTATATAAGCTTAAAGAAACTTCTAGTGGAGGATACAAAGCTATAGAAAAAGACGACACGTTCAATCCTCCTGAAGATAAGCAAGTAGGCTATGCTAGAATGACAAGATCTGTTGAGTGCGTATTTGAAGGCGCTATGGTTGTTGGTACAGATAAATTACTAAAGTGGAACAAAGCTGAGAATATGATGCGCAGCAAGTCTGACTTTAACAAAGTTAAGATGAACTATTCACTAGTAGCGCCACGCATGTATGAAGGTCGCATAGAATCGTTAGTTAGTAGAATTACAGGATTTGCTGACATGATTCAGCTTACACACTTAAAGTTACAGCAAGTTATGTCTAAGATGGTGCCAGATGGTGTTTATCTCGATGCAGACGGGCTTGCTGAAATAGATTTAGGTAACGGCACTAATTACAACCCACAAGAAGCGCTTAATATGTTCTTCCAAACTGGTAGTGTAATTGGTAGAAGTTTTACTGGTGATGGTGATCAAAATCCTGGAGCAGTACCTATTAGAGAAATATCTAACGGAGCAGGCGCTGGCAATAAAATTCAAGCTCTTATTGGTAATTACAACTATTATCTACAAATGATAAGAGACGTAACGGGTCTTAACGAAGCTAGAGATGCTAGCGTTCCAGATCCTAAGTCATTAGTT